TGGACGTGAAATTCGTCACACTTGTATTCAGGACCAGTAAATTTTGCTTTTATCATTTCCTCTCCTTCACTCTTACTCCCACCCTATTTTAATAATAGGGTGGGATAGAATTATATCTCAGTATCTATTTAGGCAACAGTAGCAATAAGTAATTGGTCAGGATTTTGAATTACAGGAAGTTCACGAACGCCAGTTAAAATCCATGTATCAACTGGGTCCTTAGTTGTCCAAGAATAACCAAACTTACCAATGACTTTACTTGAAGAACCACCATCGGTAGGAATCTCAGAAGGTCCAACAAATGTCTTTCCAAGACCAGTCTTAGCAACCATAATAACTTTTCCATCTGGGATAAAGAATTTAATTGCATTAGATTTGTCTTTATAAGAAACATCATAAACATGAATATTCATACCAGCAATACTTGTAATATAACCATTTTGCATTAACTGATTACCAACGGTATATTTAAGTAATTCTTGAATTTCTTTAGTATTTCCGACTATATAAGCCATTGTTGTTGAGTTCATATACACATCAGTTGGAGTCACCCAAGAATCTTGAGCAACAGTCTTTTTCCAAGATAGTAAGTTAGAAAATGGTTTAGCATTAGCTAAATCTGACCATAAAGTACTAGCAGTAACTTTATGTGTTACACCAACACCATAATCAATTAAGAATTTAACAGGTGGGTCAGATTGGTTAATATCAAGTGTTCCAGTTGTTAAGGCTAACCAACGAGATGCTTCTCGTCTATTTTCTACTTTTCTATCCAATGCTTCTAATTCATCAGCCACAGCTTGTTCACCATAAGCAACATTGTATTCACCTGGTTTATCAATAAAATTTTTAGTTGCTTCATCAATAGTTTTCTTTTCTTTTATAAACGCTAATTCAGCACTTAATCTTGTTCTTGCAGTTAATTCACTAACAGGTGCTTCTGCATTTGTAGAAACATATCTAGCCATACTTCTAGTTCCTGAAATTACATCCCATGCAGCAACATTTGAACTAATGGGAGTTTCAGGAAACAATTCAGCACCAATAAGATTTGGGCGGGGAAATCTCTTAACAATTTCTGTCATTGTTTTAGATTTCAATGCCGCAAATTCACCATAACTAGGCATAATATCTCCTATTAATTATTATTCGGTTAATTCTGGAACCCAATCTAAGAAAATGCAACCTTTAAGGTCAGTCTTAGCATTAGAATCCAAACCTGTTAATTTTGATTCATAGAAAGTGCCATGGACATACATATTTCCTTGTGCACCTGACGCAGTAGCATCGACTTTATCGGATAAAATACCTTTTGCAGTATTTAATCCATTGCTTCCAGCATCATTATACGCTCCAAAAGTACCAGAAGCGGCACCAGTATTGTATTGAGCAATAACTGTACCTTTTGCAAGTGCTCCAGCACCGGAAGCGATTGTAATTGAGAGTCTTTCTTCTGTTCCGTGTCCGCTTACCAATATTTCTGTTGGGTCTGCGGTAGTTGTATCAATCCAACCCATAATCACTCCTTAATTTAGACTATATTATTTAGGTTCGACAACCTATTTAGTCTTATATTTTTCTGTAACTTTTTCTGCTAATTCTACAGCACTTTTTTCTTCTTGTTGTTCTGTCTGAGCAGCAGAAGTTGGCTCAACAGATTTTTGCTCACCTTGTTCATTGTCCAATTTCACAAAAGATGGTTGAGAATTTTTTATTTCAAAATATTTATTAAATTGTTCTTCATTAAGAGAAAGGGCAAATTCTTTTTCTATATCAAAATTTGATGATAATATTTTTGCTTCTTTACTTAAAGATTCAATTTTATTAACTCTTTGTTCTTTTTCTAATTCTTTTACTTTCTTTTCATAACTCAATAACTTTTCATAATTCTCTTTATCAAGATGAACCATCTCATTTTCTTTTTCCATTTTTCCTTCTTTTTTCTTCTTTTCTTCTTCAAGTTTCTTTTTCTTCTCGTCTTCCAGTTTTTTCTTTTTTTCGTCTTCCTTTTTGCTTAAACCATCTGATTTTTCATCAGAATCTTCTTTTTTGGGTTCATCTTCTCCATCCTTATCGATGGTGTTTTCTTCACCCTCAATTGAATCATCTTTAGAATCATCAGTTGTATCTTCAGATTTATTATCTAATTCTTCATCTTCATCTTTTTTTTCTTCTTCTTTATCCATTTTTTCCTCCTTTAAAGGTTTAGAATATATATTTATTTCAGCTAAATTTTCTACTTCTGGTATATCAACTAAACCTAGTCCCCACAATGCAATATCGTACATATCTCCACTATTTGTCTTATAAGGACCATATTCGATAGACCTTTTTCTTAATTTCTTCAAAACATCAACCCCATTTTCATCGTTAATATCTAAATCTGCATAAGCATTACCATTTCCATCATGTCTAAGATTTTCTACATAACCTATAACATTTTTGGCATTTTCTACCGGATTATCAGTTTTATGTCCAATTCTAACAGGTGGTTCAAATCCAGCCGATTTTTTTAGTTTCCTAAAAGTTTCAACCATTTTATCAACCATATCGTTAGTCCAATTAGTATTACGATATTTACCTGCTTTAAAAACATGAACATCTTTAATGGAATGACCTTTTGCAAATTTTCCTATATCTTCTGGAGTATATTCAAAAGTCTCTTTATCCATTTTCCCTCCCATAATTGATGATTTACATACTGCAATAGCAGCAGATTTTTTATCACCGCCCTTGCGTGGTTTAAATTTACTATTACCCATTAAATCACTAACGCATCTCTCTATCTTTTTATCTTCACTTGGTGTTGTTCCACCATAGGAATACATATCTATATTTTCTTCTTTCATTTTTCCTCCATATTTAAATGTTTCCTTGATAATAATTCATTTAATGCTTCTATTGCTTTATCTTGTTTTATTATCAAGAAAGGTATTATTTGTGGTAATATATCTAAACTCTCTTGATTCCTTAAATATAAATCATATACTGGACCAGATGGAGCATCTTGTTTCTTATGAATAATACCACCATTTATAAATTCAGATATTTTAGTAAGAAACAATAAACTATTACTAGTGACTGCTACTCTAACATAATCAATACAATTATATCTATTTTTAAAAGAAATATATCCATCACTATCTATAATACCAGCTAACCACATAGCACGAGATTCTGATAATTTAACAATATTACTTTTTACCCCACCATATGGCATTGTGTCTCCTTTTTTTCAACTTAACAATAAAACAATACTGTTCTATTTGTCAAATACTAACTAATTTTAAATTTCCAAAATGAACATTTTTATGACATTGTTGACATAACCAAATAACATTTAAAGGTCGTGAATAATCAACATGATGTGCAACCGTTTTATTATTACCACATACCTTGCAATGTTCTTTTTGAATAACATTTTTCTTAACTGCATATTGTAATAATTGTTGTGCTTTTACTTTTTCTGGATTACTATTTCTCCATTCACATATTTTTTTAATATAATCTTTCGCCCTATTTCTACCATTTTTTGAATACCAATTCTTATAATATTCTTTCTCTTTTGTAACATAATCTAAATTTTTTCTATATTCAATAATTTTTTTCCTAGAATATTCTCTAAGTTCCTTTTTATGTTCTTTATAATATTTTTGATTATATTCTTGTTTAATCATAATTAAACATTATTTCACTAATTACCATCAGTCAATTTTTAACAATGAATAAACATTATCCATAATCTTATTTAATTCTACTTTTTCTTTATAACCAGTTAATATTTCATCCTTTATTTTACTTTCTAATTTCATATAAAATTCTTTATCTTCATACATTTCAGGAAAACCAATTCTAGTATTATTTAAATCTCTAATTTTTTCATTTTCTAAACTACCAGATTTATAAATATTTCTAACATAATTTTCTATTCGTTGGAATTGTTTTCTACGTATATCAGGATTTATTTTATCAATATTATTTTCATCTTTATTACTAGTATTTTTATTATCTTGTATATTATTTTTTATATTTTCATCAGTTATTTTTGCTACTTCAACAGCATCTTTTAATGGAATACCTAATTTAGGAGCTAATTTTTCTAAATTAAGAACTTCGGGATTTCCCTTAAGATAAGAAGCTACTATTGTAACCAAACTATCTTCACTTGTTTTAGACATTGGTAAATAAGTAAAATCGGGAACTTTACTTTTTGTTCCAAAATTATATTCCACCAATTGAGTGGTAATATATTTATCGATAAACTCAGAAAAATTATCCATCATTCCCATAACACCATTAATAAAAGTTGCTTTATGTTCTTTACCTAGTTCATAAGAACCGACACGACCAGTTCCAAGTAAAAGGTCAGGAACAAATATAGCACGGGATTTTTCCATATCTAATCTTTTTAAATAAGTATCAAAATCAACACCACGCATTTGAGATTCAAGATATTCAATATCAAATAAGTAATTTCCATTATCGTCTCTATCTGATGGAATACCAACGACTGAATGAGATTTTAAACCTTCACCAACACCTTTCATGGAACTTATAGCATCAATTGGAGTACCGTCACTATCTTTGACATCTTCAGTTCCTGGTCCACGTGTAACAACTGCTGGTTCTCCAAATCTTTCATAGTAACGATTTGCGAATAAGTGCATAATTTCTGAATAATACCAAGGATTATATGCGGCTTCTAACATAGATAAACCATACATATTTCCATCTTCAATTTGATTGGCGTACCAAAAAGAATATTTTGGTTCTACAATTTGTTCATTAATCTGACCAGCATATTGTATAAAACCGTTAAAATTACCGTTTTTATCTAATTTAACACGACATGTTTCAGGTGCTAAATCACGAATTTGTTTATAATTTATTCCTTTTAATTGTTCATCATATTCAAAAACTTTAGTTGATGGAGAATATCCAGCCCAAAAAGATTTAGCCATTACTTTAACTAATTGATTCCAAACTTTTTTAATAGATTTTTCACAAAATTCTCTAACTTTTGGTTCTCCTCCATCTAAATACCAATCCATTTTTTGGATTGTAAATGCTAGAACATTTAAACATGCCGATATTTGATAATCCTTACGCATTTTTCTATAAGTAGAAATTGCAATTTCACTAGGATTGTAAAAAGTACCATCGGGAAGATTGTATGGAGGCATTAAAGTATGTCCACCAATAACACCTAATGTTTTACCAATCTTAATTGCCGATTTAGGCATATTCACTCCTTATATTTGCCTGACTTGTTATTCTCTCACCACCTAACCAAAACTTAAAATTCATTGTCCCACTTTTTTGAGCTTTTTTATTATTTAAGAGGTTGAATACCACTCCTGCTACTGCATCAGAACAATCTTTACTACCTTTTGGAGGATGGTCAACTTTTTTACCCTCGACTAATTCTAATCTCTGACATTCTTCAATAAAAGGTTTGTAATAGTAATAATCTAATCTTTCTTCGTAAATTGATTCTTTAAGGGCTTCGTAAGCAGAAGTATCTTTATCAACTGATAAGACCTCTGCTTCTATTTTTCTTTTTTTCAATTGTTGTATAGATTCCTGACTAGCCCATCCATCGTAAGTAACTTGTATTATATTAAATCCTCTTTTTATAAGTTCGTAAACTCTTTGTCTAATGTCAGAAATCATTATTTCAGAGCCAGGTGGAGCTGTCAAACGCTCCATTAAATCTATTGTGATAACAGGTAATCTTTCGTCATCTTGTTTTATCCATTCACGAATATGTCCCATTGAAAAACCAGCTGCATCACCTTTATTTCTATTTATTCCAAGGTCAATATGACAGACTCTTGGTTTCATGTCAAAACACCTAAATTCTTTACGCCATCTACCAGTTGGCAAAACAGGATTAAGTCTCTCTTTATTAACATTTTCTTCTATTTTTTCACTCCAAGCAAAAAATGGTTCTACTGCTTCCGATGGAATCGCTCCCAAATCACGCATTGCTTTTTCAGGATTTCTATCCCAATCGGATTTATGCTCTATTGGAACATCTATACCACGATATTCAAAAGTTTTTCCTGAATAGTGCATCGATGGTGATGGTGATTCCCAATAAGGAATCCATGTACGATAAACACGAGGGTCATTTTCAGTCTCATTGTATTTATTAACCAAAAATCCATGTTTTGATTTTGGAGAACCAATAACAACAAGAAGTCCACGATTTCCAAAACGTGATGACATACGTTTTATAATGGCATTATAACCTTCTTCAGCACAATCTTTTTCCGAAGTTCTAACATGTGAGTCTGCTTCATCAATAACACCACCAAAAATATTATATCCTTCAAAAAAAGTTTCCTGTGAATTTCCAGGAATAATATATATTTTACGGGGAAATTTAAGTTCACTTTGCATATTTGGGTCATACATAAATCTATTTTTAAACCATGGTGAATTATCAATACGAGCTTTAATATCACCAAACATAACCGCACGAGCTTGTTTTTCATTGATACTCATGTTCATTAGTTGAATTGCAGAACCAGGTGCTAGACCAAAGAATTTTTGTGGGTCTATTAAACAACCAAGTATATACAAAAGATAAGTCATACAAACTGAACTACAAAATGATTTACCTATTCCAATAGCACCAACAATAATTGCTTCAGTATATTTTTTATCATCTAAAATACCAGAAAATACTTCTTCCAGTATTTTCATAATTTTTGGTCTAACTTGGTTTTTAGGTAAATTTAAATAAAACTCAGAATAGACAAAAGTAGATATATCAACTGGTTTCTCCCTGAACTGGGGGTTCTTGAGTAACCACTGTAGTTCCAATAACTCTTTCTCGCTTTTGCCCTTCAATGATTCTGTCAATTGTGCTTGCCAAGTCGTCTCTTTGTTCTTTTGTAAGTCCTGCATTATTCAAATTCTCCACAGCCATTCCAACATTAACTTTATAATTTAAAATATTATAAGTCGGTGAACCTACCTCTGATGGTTTTATTAATTTAACTAATGATTCAGCATGTTTAAATAAATTATCGGATAATTGTGTAACATTTGAATCAATCTCACCTTCACCAATTTCTTGTTCATGACTAACTCCTCGTAAATATCTTTGTGAATCTATACTCATAATTTCAGAAAGTGCTTGCATCATAAACTCTGGGTCTCTACTTTTGAAATATGGAACAAGATGATGGAACTCTTTATTGTCATTACATAAAATTTCCATCTTTTTAATCAATTTATTTTTTCCCGTAGTGATACCACCACTGCGAGCAATATCCTTACGTTTTTCAGGTGAAACCTTATGAATAGAATTTCCCGCTCCGTTATGAGCCTTTAATGGTGTTTTAACTGTATATTTTATTAGTTTTCTTCCTGTTTTGATAGGGTCCTGATTAAGTTTTAGTGCCATTTTGTAACTCTCCATATTTATTTTTATTCTCTCTGGAGTTCCAACATTGTAAACATCTTCTATCTTAAATCCAATGGAAGCAAGATATTTCTCATTATGGATTATTTCTAGTTTTTTATTAGTATGTATTCTACGATTATTTGGAAGAATTATCTCTTTGAATCCAGCAATACGTCTAGCATTTATTTCAACAGCATACCATGGGAATTTTGTCAGTTCAGCAGAAGAAACTATTCCATAAAGTTTTCTATTTTTAAAAACAGAGAAGGCTTTAAATATCCAATCTTTAGTTGTTGAGAATCTTAAAGATGGAATCTCTAACCAAATGTATTTATCTTTTATTTCTTCTAAATTATCTTCAGGGGTAACTCTTTTAAAATGTAATTCCTTTGGTTCACCACTCTCAAAGTTATTATATACAACTATTTCTTTGTCGAACCTTATAGAATATTCTATTTTTTTCTTATAATTTTTAAAAAGATAAGTATCGATATTAACAGACCTGTCTTTAATATCTTTATCGATAAACGCTGGTCTTTCATCTATTTGTTTTATGTAAGTGAACGCATCACCCCAATATATTTTTGTCATATTTCTCCAGCACATCCTGTTTGATAAAGATTACTTGCTTTTGCTTCTTCTTTATCAATTATTTTTAAATTATTATTGTTATTTGAATATTTACCACATAATTTATAATTTATGTTTATTTCATTTGTTGTAATAAATTTATGATTACATTGTGGACATATTGCAAATAAATTCTTTTGTTTAAATTTGTGATTACAATTAGGACAATTTATGTTGTATATCATAAATAAGTTATATTTTAATGTTTATTCTTTGTCAAGTTTAAAATAGTGATATATGTTGTGAAAGGAACCCCCTTCCCTTTTCCAAAGGGTGGGGGGTGGTAAACGGTTTGAACTTTACAACTTTATAACTTTACAATTTCGGGCACTTAAACAAACATTCTTTTAAATAAATAAATATTTAAGAAAAAGAAAGTGTATAAAGAAAAAGAATAATATATAATATAATAACTAGATAATATAAATAATAATGATAAATAGTTATATAATATATGTAATAACAGGTATAAAATCCTTACAATATATATCACTACACAGTCCTATAACATATAATATCTATTTAATATAATAATATAATATACTTATATACAATAAAATGTACATAATAATATACAAATATATATAACCATATATCCTGTGTATAACTTGTGGATAACTATTTAACAATATATCAATAAATATATATAACATATATAATATAACCTGTTAACTATGAATAGAATAGTACACTATTGACATAAATAGATATAAATGATACAATGGTTTCAGAACGATAAAAGACTGTTGAAAGCCAAGCACTACATACCACAAACTAAGCAAGAACAAGAACGGCTTAAATGGTCAAACAAGGGCAAGGATAGACTAACAGGCGAACAATAGCTTATAAACTACGCCAAAACCTATTCTTGCCGGAAGAAAAAAAAGAGAATAAAAACATGGATTCA